TAAGTGTACAACCCTTAGCGTTGAAACATTTTGTCACGGTACTCACAGAACATCTGCATGAACTCGTCACTCTCATTGGCATGGTGCCACAGTTCTTGGCGTTCAGCCTTACCACGTCTCCACACACTGTGGTCATCTGAATAATCATAGAACCAGTCATGTGCTTTAAGCTTGGATTGGTATTCCTCAGTCGTCATCATCCATCCTCTCCCAATTAAAACCAAAAAATACTTTCTGCATCCAACGATGGAATAGGTTTGGTTGATTACCTTCTCGATAAAATATTTGATACTCAGTACCTATTGTTAATCTCCAGTCAGCTTTAGGTGCTATACAAGTGCTCCCCTCTGATATGTAATAACTTTCTTTATTCATCTTCATCCATCCTGTTAATCCAGTGGTCTTTGTCACCCACTGTCGCATAATGTGCGGGGCACCCCTGATCTTGGCACTTGCCATCGCCAAGGCATTTTTCCCCTCTTAGTTTGGGTAAACCCTCCTCGATTTTGTACTGGCGTCTCAGCCACCACTTGTACTTGTTGAAGTATACCCTTGCGCTAGGCTCGGGCGTGATATGGTACGCATCCAACTCTTCGAGATGTTCGTACCACTTCTCTTGAACCCATTGTCTAAAGGTCATGCCACTGCCTCCTTTTGTTGAGTTGAAAATTCATAGCTAAGTAAGTGTGCGATGACATCCACCGTCCACCCATTACCGAGCATTTTGTACCGTTGAGTATTACTAACCCCCCTCAGTGTAACCATCCGGTACAGTCTGAAGACGTTCGCACTCCAAAGGTGTAAGCTTGCGGTACTGATTAGGTTCAACGAAAACCTTTGGCTGCCTGTTCCCTCCGGTCATGGCGTTAAGCGTGGGACACTTACCATTAGCGTGGTAAACCCTTTTTATGCAGTCGTGGCCGTTGAGTTCAGCTTGACCCACGTGACACAAACCATCTTCAGAAAACACTAACTGTCTGCGGTGCTTCTCAAAGTAGGTTTTAAGATTACCCCCTTTGAAGTAGTTAGCATCTATGCAGTGAGATTTCTCACGGTCTACTATACCGGATTCTAAAATATCTTTGAGCATAACCCGTTGGTCTTCAGGCTGCTCAATCCCCTGGATGTTTGTCCAGTAGTAACGACTCCGAGACTGAGCACTTACTAAGTTGGAATTAATCAGGTGCTTGTTAACATGACCCAAAGCCGCTGAGGTGTGTTGAGTAATGTACTCTTCAAACTCCCGTTTCATTTTAACATTCTCAATTAAGAACTTGGCTTTTGGGTTAGCTTTGAGAACCTTTGACATGATGTCCAACATGTCCCAGAACAACGCCCCTCGTTCGTCCTTATCGCCTAACTGGTTACCGGCTACGCTCCACGCTTGACAGGGAAAACCACCCGTCACTAGGTCAATACTAGACCAATCAAAAGACCACTCACGCCACCTTGTAACGTCCCCAAGGTGTACAGTGTCGGGATAATTCTTTTTAGTGATTTGGATTGCGTACTTGTCAATCTCACTGGCGTAGTACGTCCCCACGTCCACGCCTAACTTATCAAGGGCAATCTGCCCACAACTCATACCATCAAACAGACTCAATACATTCATTTTAAATATTCCTTAAGTGTAACTATTAATTGTCAAATGTCATGTCGATGCTGTCTGCAAATGTCGACACGTACAAACAACCGTCATAATCAATTATCATGTTGCCGTGCTCATCTTCACCAATAAGCAAGATGTCTTCAGGCGTAGCTTCAGGCGGTATGTTGAATACATACTCGTTAGTAACTTGAATTTTCATGGCTACGCCTCCTTATTAGCAAGCAAGTAAGCAACAAACAAACAACCAAAGCCACAAGCAATGATTATAAACATCTCACCAAGCGTATTGGCTTGATCCATGCACGCACCGTCACAATCTCCAGCACTGCCCATAAGCAGAACGAGACCAACAAAACCAAAAATAAAAGCTAAAATGTTTTTCATGATAAAACCCTCATTTGTTATAGGGAGCGTAAAAACGCCCCCAGTGTAATTAAATATCCTCTTTATCGTTGTAATGATCTTCTAACTCATCCCAATTCACTTCACCAAAACAAGTGTTTATAAAGTCCATTAGTAAGCCGTTAGGCATACAATGCATAGCCTCACATTCGTGAGCAACATACTCAACAAATTCCCTAATGTCGCTATAATCCTGATAGCCTTGTTCCTCAACCTGTTCCGCTATAGCATCCCCATAATGAAGATTTACAAGCCATGTTTCTTTGTTAGTCCAACCGTTATATTTAGCCATTGTTTACTATCCTTTTCTAGTTATAGGGAGCGCAATAACGCCCCCAGTGTAAGTTTAACCTTGATAAACAAGTACGAAGTTATCACCCTCGGCAACGATCATGTGCTCAATGTCGTCCCATTCCATATCTGAATAATCAGCGTGAAACTCTTCACGGCTTGTGTATTCGTGATACTCACAACGTATCGCTACATGGTCGAATTCGAGGTGCATATCATCGCTGAAGTAAACCTCTTCGAGATATTCAATAAGAGCCTCAGCCCCATAGTAAGACCAATTTGCATAGCTATCAGCTAAAAGAATGTTAACTAGTTCGTTACGCGTTGGTTCGATGTAAATCATAATATTCACCTTATTAAATAATGGTTAGATAATGCCTTAGTGCATTGGATAGGACACTCAGCGAATGCCCTAGATCAATATACTAAGCGAATTGTCTATCAATTGCAACTTTAAGTAATGTTTTACACCAATCACCCGTCTCTTGGTTGTATCCGTTGTAGGCTTGACGCGTGATAAATTGCATCTCCTGCACAAAATCTTCAGTTACGAAGATATTCAGACCAACCATGATAATCGTTAGTGTGTTGTCGTCTGCTGGTACTACGCAAGCAATACGAAGAACAAACTCTAGAGTTGAAGTGTTAATATTGTTGATATCGTTCATGATAAACCCCTTAATTAATAACCTAACCACGTTAGAACTACGAAAGCGTCGTAAGTGTCACGTTCGCCCTCGTCATTGAAAAACTCTTGAATATCTACAACCCCATGAGCCTTTAATTCTTGAATTGCTCGTTGCTTTGTAATCATTACGCCTTGGGCGCTTTCTGAATAAGTCATGTTTAAAACCTCGTTTGTGTTGTCTGTATAACGCACCCCCGTTGATGCGCTATAAACACAACACTAAGTGTGTGTCCGCTTTGTGTGTCGCTTTACGCCTCCACCGTCTTCGGCTTCTTAGGGTGCGGTCATTGGGTCGTTGCCCCGTTGACGATTACAGTATAGGCATATGTCGTAATATCTTCGCAAGTGTAAATTTAAAAATAATTGAATATTTTTTATAAGCTGCTGTTTTCATTGATAATTTATTTTGTATTGATTTGGTGCAATTTGGGTGATTGTTTAAATAATGTACAGAAAAGTAATGTATGTTTGTACAGTAGTACCTGGTGGTTTTGAGGTGGTTTTGAGGTGGTTTTGAGGTGTTTTTTGAGGTGGTTTTTGAGGGTTATTTGGTGGCAGCTTTTAGGATGGCTTGAGTGTTAGCTTTTAGGATGGTTTGAAGATGGCTTTTAGGATGGCTTGAGTGTCTAAATTGAAAACCAATAGATACACACAAAAACAGACCCTAAGAGACGCAGAAAGCACCACATTAGCGCACTACTGAAAATATAAAGTGTCCCGTGGTGCCTTATATAGCAGGAATTGCAGGGAATTGGTGCCGTACCGTGTGGCAATCAGCATAAAATAGACCGTATCCACCGGTCATGGGGAAAAACCTGGTCTGGTGTTATACGTATACCGTCTCAGATTTTTCTGTAAAAATGAGTCTGGGTACACCTAAGCCATGTTCAAGAATCCTAAGCGTACATAAATTCTGTACAACTAAGAAAAAGTGTACATGTAGGAGAAGTAACCCCTCTGTTTGAGCATAGTAAAGTACCATAGGCCTGAGGGGTGTTGTTAGAGGGTATGCAGCAGGGGTAGGATACCTAAGAAACCTTAAGTACCCTATACCTAACCTTTAACTTTTATCTTATAGTAGGTAGCAGGAGGAGTATGTCCCTATGTTGAACCTAACAGTGCTTAAAGAACTCTTAAAGTAATCTTAAAGTATACCTTAAGTATATACTCTATATATAAGTTTAACCCCCCCTATATCTACAGTGGAACTTTAGAAACTAAATAGTGGTCCAGAGTGTAGAATTTCCTTTAGGATTCATAGTGTTAACACCATTGACAAACTTCTCCAGTTCTTGAGCCATTAACTCCTCTCTTCTGAGGGCCATCTCTATGTCTGCATCTGCTGCCATCTGCTCTACCCAGTACTGACAGGCCATAGCCAAGACATCCAGTCTATCGTCATGGGCTAGAGACCCACGGTCTTTGGTTATGCGTGTCATTTGGTAGGTTAGCATGTACCTCTGAGCTTTCTCAGGGGGATGATGTTGTACACTATCGTAATCCTGTTGGATAACTTTAGGGTCTATGACCAGTCTGTGCTGGTTCATGATAGGTTCTAGTGTATCAATGATACGTAGTTCTTTCTGCTTACTGTGACGTACCTCTTCTAACGATACCGGGTAGATACGTTGGATGTATGGCTTGAATAGCTCAGTGAACATACCGTCACCAAAGTTACTCTCGATGAGTACTAGGTTAACCTTATGCTCTTTAGCTATCTCAGCGAGACCTTTGAGTGTCTCTTCACCATAACCACCTGTTAATCCACCAGCAGCAGTGACGTATTGGTAGCCGTTGCACATCTTAACGACTGCATAGGCTGTTTCATCCGCACCACGACCTGAGGGGTCAATGGCAAGCACTGAACCGTCATAGTCTCTATAACCTCCTAAGAGGCTCTCTGGGGCGTAGAACTTGTCACCTGATAGTCCTACCATAGGTAACCCATCAACGGGCTTCATGATGCCGTATACGGGCTTCTCTGGTGCCTTGTCTGGGTCACATGACATAATCATTAGGTCACGTAGACGGAGTGGGTAGCGGTCAGCGTCAGACAGTGAGGTGTCTAACATAAACTGTAGGGCAAAACCTGACCGACCATAGGATAGTTCACGCTCTAAGAGGTCTTCCTCATCGAAGCGGTCGGGGTCGGTAGGCTTGCCTTCCAGCTCATCGTCGTACTCAAGCTTCCCGTAGAGTGTTGGGGCTAGTCTTGTTCCATAGCTCTTCTCTATTTTGTCTTGGGTAGGGAAGCGTGCTGGCCATACTCTCATGTCATAGCCACGCTCAGTGAGCACGTTGTACAGAGACATCTCACACTGTGGTGTCCCGAGGTAGATAATGCGTCCGTCTGGTTTAAGTACAGCGTCAAACTCTTTAACTGCTTCAGAGAGTTTCTCACGCATCATCTGGGTCATCGAGTTGTTGGGTACTTCGATGTCGTCTGCGATGATAATGTCAGCACGTGAACCAGTAAGCTGGCCTGTGATACCTACTGACTTAACAGAAGGAGAACCCGAGGCTTTAGCCGGGGCTACGTCAAAGGCTATCTTAGACCAGCGTTGGTCACCTTTAGCAACGAGGTGCTGACATATAGGTAGCTCCATGATTATTCTCTGGGTAAACGTAGAGAAGTCATCAGCACGAGCTTTGGATGCTGACACAACCATGAACTTACGGTCAGGGTCTAGCAGCAGTTGGTGTACCACGTAGGCACACGTAATGTATGACTTACCGACACCACGGAATGCCTCAATGATAGAGCGTCGAGGTCCGTTCTGTAGGTAGTCGGCAATGTCATACTGCACTGGTGTAGGGTCTGGGAGGTTTAGATGCTTCCACACCAAGTACATAAAGTTTCGGAAGTCCTTAAGCTGTTCTGGGAGAGTAGCCGTAGGCTGCTTTTTGATGTCCATTAAACACCTTCTTTGTAGAACATCCTCACCATGTTAGCGCATGTGTCTGAACGAACGATGTCATCAAGGTCGAACTCAATGATACCGCAACCGTCTGGACGATGCTTTTCAAGTAGGTCTACGAACTGAATCAGTCCTGAGCGTTGCTGTAGGTCCGTTTGCTTAGGGTCACCCATAAGAACTAGGACACTGCCCTCGCCTATACGTGTGGTAATAGCTTTAATCTCATCAATGGTAAGCTGTTGTGCTTCGTCTACCAGTATCATGGAGTGGGAGAAGCTACGACCACGTATCGTTTCAAGGGATACAGTCTGAATACGTTCACGTTTGACGCAGTATTCGTAGAAACCTTTGCCTAAAGCTTCCTTAAGTACGTCCGTCATGGGCATCATCCACGGCTCAAGCTTTTCTTCAAGAGTACCGGGGATAGCACCTAAGGATTTACCTGTAGGAACATTGGCTCTGGTAAGGATTATTTTAGTAATAACGCCCCTCGACAACCACTGAGCAGCCTTCATACAACAAGTAAAGGTTTTACCTGTACCTGCCGGGCCAAGGGCTACCATCAGAGCTGCACTATCTAAATCATGATAGAGTTCTGATTGGGATTGTGTCTTCGGGGAGTAATAAATTTCAGGTTTGTGCAGAGTATTATCCTCTGACTTCCTGCGCTCTTTGCGCTTGCTCATACGACCTCACTGGAGTTGGTCGGAAATATCGAATGGAAGTTTCTCCAAGAGATTACCTAACGGTGACTCAGCAGTGATTACGTCTAGCGTTGCGTTGTTGTCCTTAAGGAACTTAACAGCGACAGAAAGTTCAGAAGCAGTGGCTTCACCTGACTGTATACGCTTGAGTAACTCTTGCGCTGTAGTCTCGTGAAGTAAGTCTAGGAGTTGTTTATCCATCCTATAGCTTCCTTATGGGTTTTATTAATACGATTGGTCCACCCTCTTCCGAAGGTTTCAAAATGTTTAAGTCTTTTGTAGAACTCTAAACGAATGTGTGAGAGCTGGCTCACCAATACGTCCTCAGACGCTCTGTAAGCCTCTCTAACGGCCTTAAGTGTTACTGGCCCTATGATGCCATCCCTCTTAACTCCCACGGCCTTCTGAAGCATTCTACAGGCTCTACGAGAACCAGACATAACTGCGATATCAAAGCACACTAAAGCGACAGGAGCAGGAAGCTCATCGCCTTTTACTTTATCCCAGAAGTCTTGCTTGTAGATTTCCTTGGCACGGTCTTTAGTCATGCCTTTGATGTCTTCATTAGGGTAGGAACGCTTGGAGATACCCATGTTGGTTTCCCCACCGGGGTCTTCAGGGTGGTTAACATAGCCACCTTCGTGTTCTAAAATAAGTTCTACGGCCTCATTGTAGTCCATTAGTCCTACCTCTGTGCAGTTTTTGCAGCATTCTTGAAGTCTTGGGCAGATGGTGCGCCCGGTGCTCCAGCTTTACGCATCTTTTCTCCAGACCCACGCTTAATACGTAGGCGTTTGGCATGAATGTTTGCGTATAGACCTTTCTTCTTAGCCATACGTTGCCCTTATTTTTTCTTAAGTTTGTCTGCGACTCCTTCAAACGCACCACCACCGAAGTAGAACAGTACGATAGTGAGCATAATCTCACCAATGTAGAAGTCTCCGAGGATTGCTTTCACAGCCTGAATGTCACCCTGACCATATAGTGTCATGCCTAGTACAAGTACGAAGCAGGATAGGAAGGTCACAGTGAACATGACTGCGAGATAGCGTTGAGCAATCTTAAAGGGTGCATAAGCACTCAGTAAGTCTGTCTTCGCTTTGGTCTTTGCGATTATTTCTTCTTCAGTTGAGGTGTGTATATCGTCAATCAGTTCTAAGCCTGACTTGATAACATCACCATTACCAAATATTTTAGCGAGAATACTGAACATGTAGTCTCCTTTCACAATTAAAAACCCCTCCGAAGAGGGGCTTGGTTATTTGTCTTGCTTTTCGTCTAGCTTGTCAGAGATGTGCCTAAGCATATCTTTTATATCACGGAGGTCTTCACGATATTCGTCACGTCTTACGTATACTGAAGGTATTTCACGTTCGAGTTCTCGTAGGTCATTCCGTAGAGATTTGATAGCATCCCACACAGCTCTTAGAACCCAGCCAGACAGCATCATCACGCCACCCATAGCAGCGTTAAAGAGTGTCTGAAAGTCCATGAGGTATCCTTAGAAGTCCTTAACAGCCTGTGATGTACTATCGACAATCGCTTGAGCCTGTTCACGCTCTGCTTCGTCCTGAACCACTACAGGGTTGCGCTGTTGCTCAACTGTTGGTTCTGCTTCAGGGTCGTCACTGTAGACAACCACTTCCACAAATTCCTCAACAGGGTCGATGGCTTGCTTAACAACAACTTCCTCTAAGACATCTTCCATCTCACCAGATTCCTCGTTAAACACTTGCTCACCCGTTGGTTGCATCTCACGAACTTCTTCTTGACCGTCTAAAAGAATATGCTTCTCAAGACGCGCTAGGGCTTCACGATAGGCTTTGAGTTGGTGATTGAACGTATTGTTCTCCACATTCACCGCATGGTCAGCACTGAACTGAGCCATGAAGTCGTTAAAAGCACCATCGTCTTTACGGATGGATTCCTCACGACGTTGCACTGGGAATGCTCTGGTGATGTACTTTTGCGCTCGCTTCTCTAATTGATTGGCTGTCAATGGCGCATCGCCTTTGTTTACAAAAATCATAGTTCACGCTCCGCAATAATACAGGTTTCTGTTGTAGCTGATGGTGCTACTGTAGGTTTCACTTGATAGCCAAAGCCAGTGTCCACTACAGTGTAGTCGTGGTTAGTGCCTTCACGTTGTAACAAGCCATCCTCATAGACGTGTACAGGTTTAAAGCCTAGTGGTACGCTGTGGATGACGTTGTCGTTCTCATCGACTTCAAAAAGTTTTACGTTGTCATATTCAACATAATTACCATCATTATTGTAGCTTCCTAAATATATAGAAAACGTTTCACTTTGAGCAACAAATACACCAGAGCGGTCACCAGATGTTAAACCTGACGCAGCATAGTAATCAGCGTATAACCCACTAGCTATTGTACCTCGCCCAATATAAACATTTGACGCGTTGGTTTTATCACCTACTGTGAAATAATATTTATATCTTTTCCCCACTGTAAGCACGTCCCTAATCTGGAGAGCGTAATCGTTACTACCACCTATATTAGTAACCCTTAAAGAGCCGTTTACTACAGAAAGCGTTGAACCTTGCGCAGTCCAGCCATTAGTCCCATTATCAAAAGTCCCATTCTCAACTAAGCCATCCATCCAGAACTGACGCTGTTCATAACGAACAACGCCTTGTGCTTTGGTTAATTCCTCACGCAGATTAAGCGCTTTTTTATTAATTCTTACGGTCATGATTATTCCTCTACTACTAAGCCATTCGATGCGCTAATCGCTACACCTACGGCATCTGTTGTATTGTCCACACGTCTCAACCCTTGGAATACGCTACGACCTGCTGATGTACCTACGTGTAGTAGTTCAGTGGTGTCATCGTATGCCAATGCTGTCACTGCGTCTGATGTACCGTGTAGGGTAGCCTTTGCATTATCTTGAAATAGCACCTTTTCGTCCTCATAAATCTTCTTGATTTGCTCGGCTGTTGGGGCTGTTCCTGAGATGCGTAAGAGGGCAAACCTATCATTAGGTGCTGAAACAATCGGATTCCCAGCTTGATAATACCCTGCAACAAGTAAATTAGCTGTATTGTCTGTTGGACTAGCTGAATTTGTGTTTGGGACAGAGTTTAGTAGACTGCCATTCTGGTAAAGATAAGCAACCCCACTTTTTCGAGTAAAGCAAATATGATGCCAAACTCCAGTTGTCGGTCTGGCAATCTCTGTTGCTGAACTAGTTCCCCCAACAAACCCTTTGATATGTGTCGGAGTGTAGTAAACAGTAAAGCCAGCATCTCCCGAAGCTGTTTTTTCAGAGCTAAATTGTACAAATCCTCCGTAACCAGTAGAGTTTAACTCTAACCAACCCATAATACAGAAGTCACCAGTACCAAAGTCTAAATCGCTGTTATAAGGCTGTTCTAAATAGTTACTAGCACTAAACCCACTGTAAGCCACCAAGTCTGCCCCAGTTGCTACAGGACTCTTCTGCACTGTGCCAAACACTTGTAAACCGTTGTTGTTCACTGAGCGGTCAGGTTCTGCTAGGCGGACGCTGATGTTATCGAAGTTAACATTAGCCCCAGTTTGCTCTGTTGTAGCAAGTCCTATGAATAAGTTGCCACCGTTTGCAGTAAAGGTTCTTGAGTGAGTACCTACCTCTAACCCTGCAGTATTTGAATAGTATCCCTTATTGCTAACTGCATTGCCTATATACAATCGCCCTGAACCAGATGTAGTAGCAGTAACCTCAACGGACACTGTATAGGTTAGACCAGCGGTAACCGCTATCTCCTGATAAACACCAGTATAGTCGGTTGGTTGTATATTTATAGTACCATTGTCATATACGTTAGTTCCGCTAAGCGAAGTCCACCCACTCGTATCAGTATCAAACGTACCATTAGTAACCAACTCACTACCCACTAGGTCTGTATCGTCTGTGTCTGATAGTGTCGCTAGTTTAATATCGCCGTTCATCCATCCTGTGTTGTAGGTGGATGTGGTGTGTGCTATCATACCTTCTGTCGGGGTTTCTAGGTTGCGCTTAATTGTATTTAGTCCTACGATATTAGCAACACTAAGCGTATTTTCTTGCTCAGCAAAATATGTTTTTAAAGCATAATTGTTAAAGTTGCTTGGTATAAGTTTTAAATCTCCTACTTGCGACCCTGTTGTATTTAAAAAACCTTCATACCATTCTTCAGCAATACCTTTGGTGTAGTGAACACCTCTTACAATATCTTCTTCTGGTATTGTGAATATAGTGACTCCTCGCTTATAGGTATACAAATGACAGGCAATCTTATTACCGCTTAAAAACTTAACGCTTAGCGCTGTATTAGAGTCACTATTAGTAATATCAACAACCGTCCCATCGTCCTTAATCACACTCACGCCACCGTCAGTTGCTACGGCAATCGTAGGAATAGGCAGTCCTGTTGCTGGGTCGATAGGTGCGTCTGGTAGCACCGTCATGGCTACGTCGTTTACGTAAGAGTTTACAATATTTTGAACGGTGCTATCCACGTGGCTAGTGCCCGTGTTTCTACCACTAACGGGACTTGTAGATGTACGTCTAGATGAAGAATTCCAGTACCTGTCCCCTGTGTCTTTTACAAAATCACAAACAGCAATACCATAAAGAGTTGAAGCCTTTATTACCTTACCGTTTAAGGCTGTTACAGATTTCGCAGGATATGTCCCACTAGACTGAAGCATGTGATTTCCATTAAACACCATCCACATTGGCAAACTAGGGTCATCACCATCATAGATAGTTACCTTATTTGTTTCTGCAACAATGACAGCAACCGCAGGGAATTCCTTACGACTACCACGTGTACTTGTGTTCAGTGGCTCATTGTACCAACTAGTGTTCTGTGTACGATGACGCCAAGCACCACCGTCAGAGTCTTTACTAGTGTCGTATACAAATACGTCCACTGCTGATTCTGCTTTGGTTTGTGCAATGGCTGTTAAGTCCTGATAGGCTACTGCTGATGCCGCAGATTGACTATAGGTGTATGCTTGGTTCTTATGTGTCTCTGCTTCGTCACGAGCTGTCTGTGCGCCAGTCTTTTCAGCAGCCGCTAAAGAGACCTGTGATGTTGCATCAGTGACGGCTGTTTGTGCATTAGATACCGCAGTGTCTAACGTCTGTTTTTTTACATTCACAGCAGCAGTTAAATTATCCACAGCCGTTGTGAGATTTGCTACTTCTGTTTCAACAGTCATAGTAATTACCTTTTATTCAAATGCTACTGCATTAACGTAGCGAGTTTGTGAATTTGTATAAGCAGTTGACATCTGTATTAGAGCCACGTGAAAATCACTTAAGGAACTAGCTGCACTAGCTGCATCTTGGATTGCAGTTATGTTCTCAGCAGCAGTGTTTACATCTGCTATGTTCGTCTTAACAGTCTGTACATTGCCTATATTTGTTGCGACAGTGTTAATGTCTGCTGTATTGTTATGAACATTAGTGATTTCAGTTTCTAAACTACTTACATTAGATACTTGAGTTGCTATGTTAGCTACCCGGTTAACATTGATAATGTCACCAGATACCGTGTTGATATTTGTTTCATTTAAAGCAACTGCATTTACATTGTTTAGGTTATCAGAGACAGCATTAACATCAGAGATGCTTGAAGCTACTGCACTGATTGCAGCAAAGTTTGTATTTGCTGTAGCAATCTGAGACACAGGAGCGTCTAAGTCATCTGCAACAGTCTGAACTTTGGTTACGTTACCTGCAACGGTACGAACTGGAGTGATATAATCACTAACAGTATTCACGTCTGCAATGTTAGTACTGACTACTTCAATGTCAGACCCGTTCACAGTATCCGTTAAATCTGTTGCAAGAATGTTAATGTTATCAATGTACTGGTCTACAGTATCAACTTTAGTAATTGAATCGTAAACTCTATCTAACTTAGCGATACTTGTATGTACCCGGTCTAGGTTATCTATAGAGCTAAACACTCGGTCTAGGTTATCTACAGACAAGTGAACACGGTCTACATTGTCGATTGACGTGTTAACACGGTCCACAATACCAATGTTAGTATAGAGATTATCTACGGTATCAATTGAAGTGAACACTCGGTCCAGCTTTGAGATGCTTAAGTGAACTCTATCAATGTTATCAGCAGATGTTGAGAGACGGTCTACGTTTGCTATACTGTCTTCAAGACGATTAACATCTGCCATGTTAGCTACGATGCTATTTACGTCTGACATATTATCAGAGACGTTCTTCACTGCCGGGTAATCATAGTCTAGTTGTGACTTATTGATTACGTCATTTGGTTCTGTACCCGGAGCTACGTTAGTGAGTTTCTTACCACCAGCGTTATAGTTGTCCGTATAGTCTTTCGATAAGTTCTTTTCGGTTGAGTCAATAGCTTCTTGTACAGCGTTGAATACTTGCTGTGCTGATAGGTCCAAGTCTTCTTCTGTAAGAACAGCACCAGACGCAAAGTCTACAGCACGGGTGTTTAGGTTTGTGACACGTTCCACCTCAACTACTGACCCCTCTTGTAGAGGAGTACTGAAAGTAATTACATTAGGAGATGAGAGAGACCACGCTGTAGTCTCTACATCATCGATTGTTACTTTCACTTCATTTGTATTTAAGTAGTCGAAGTTGAACGGCACACTTGTTTGTCCGGCTACTGCCGTGACTTTAATGTATGAGTATGCCATTTATTTACCTTCTAATATAGCGTTAAGTCCACTATCTTTGTCTTTGATATAACTTTGACCTACATGAGTTTCGGCAAGCTTTTGTAATTTCTCAGTAGCTACCATAACCCTATGCAATCTTTCGTTATCTCGTCGTAACTGAAGCATTGCTGCCTTCTTGTACTTGTTAATCTGAGCTGTTAAGATTTTGTGACGAGACCCTTTAAGAACAATTGACTTCTTACGTCCGGCTGGTAGCTCGATACGTATTTCATCAGTGCTTTGGTCTTGGTACTCAGGTGTCTGAATGATAAGTTCAAGGTGTTGACGTAGTGTCCGACCTTCAATCTCACCCGTACTGAGTATTTTATTCAGTTCATCAAACGCAGTTTGTCCTTCCTTATATAAAGGATTACCCTGCATATCAGTCGTGAACATCTCATCACGTAAGTCTACTCGACCCTCTACGACGTACCTAGAGAACTTTGGAGTAGCTACCTTTTGATTAACAAACTCTACAGCTACTGGGTCCTCTTTCTTCTTAGCTGTCATAAGAGGTGACAGGACTTCTTGCATTGTCTCAGCCTCTTCCCCAAAAATATTTGTGGTGTAATAAGAAGGCTTATCAACAACCTCTCCAAACACGTTATACTTTGCAGGGACCTCGTTTGAGAGATAAGGATAGTTTACCTTTAAGGCATCTGCCATGTCCACTATTTCACGTTGAACTGGGTCTGTGACTCTAGTGAAGCTTTTACCTAAGCCAGACCAAGGCATAATCTGAGAAGCACGGTTCAACATGAACTTCTTCAAACCGTCCTCGTCTTGCATAGCACGTAGTATCTGTTTAACAGAAGTACCATACGTCTCGTTAACCATAAGGTTTGCAAGGTAAAGACCTGTAGCCAGAGCTACGTTATCAGCCTCCTCGTAGTTACCGTTAATCTGTAACTCTTTAACTGAGTGTATTAACTCAAACGTCATAGACACAGGATCAACTCTGTTAATTTGTACTTGCGTACCATCATCAAAGACGTAACTTCCATACAACTCACCGCCAATCTGTTGCATATTTTGACGGAGAACGTAGTTACTAGGACCTGCTCCAGTTAGTTTAGTATCTTTAGGGTCTGCTAATTCGACACCATTCTCATTGATTTCGAGGTACATACCAGCTGCAATACCCATACCTATACTTAGGCGAGTTAAAGCAATAGCTCTACGCTCTCCACCAGCGTCATAGTCCTTACGCCATCTGCCACTTAGAATAGGAGCTAATGGAGTTCGTTGTACTGACTCACTGATAAGGTTCAATGGTGTACGAATAAACGGAAAGACTTGTCTAAACACCTTAGATTTATCAACTAACTTTTGAAAAGCTTGTCCACCTGCTTCCAGCTCTTGAGTGAACGTAGCTTCCCTAGCGTATTGCAAGGAGTCTTCTCGATAGCTTGATTGAGCTTCTTTCTGAGTTATCTCACCAGCACTAAGAAGCTGTTGCTCCTCAATAGTTTGACGAGTGGTAGTATGAGCCTGATATCTAGCTAGTTCTTTAATCTCTTTGTCGGTAAGTTTCTTACCTTCAAGATATTTCTGAGCTTCTTTAGGTCCTAACCCCTTCAACTCTATGAATTGTTCTAAGTCATCTGGGTTTAAGCCTTTATCTCTTAGACGATACAAAGTATCAACGTAAGAGTCACCGTAGATTTTACCACGCATGTTTAGGTTTTTAAACAGCTCGTCTTCTGCTGTCAGACCACGAGTACCTGTAGCACGTGTCAACGTACCAAAAGCATCTAATACGGTAATCTTATCACCGTTTGCTTCTAGGAAGGTAGACCAATCTTTAAAACTTTCTTTTGGAAATACAATGTCCTTACCTATGACAGTACGCTCTGCGTTTTCATAAGTAACATTATTATCAAGTAGAGGTTTCGCACGAGCATACGCAGACCCAGCTAGATGTAAACTTTCACGAATGTTGTAAGCAAGACCAGCGTACTGAGCTAAAGCTTTCTTAGCTTGTTTAGCACCAGCTTTAGGGTTTGTAACACTTCTCACACCTGCCGCAGCTAAACGCTCCAGTGGTTTGTACATAGCGTTAGCACCGTTGGTTGCTGTGTTGATTACGTGTGTAGCTCCACCACTCAGGATAGAGTTAATAAACATTTCGTTTATAGCTTCTATCGTTCTGATGCTACCGTCTACCATCTTGTTAATAGTTCTAACAAGGAAAGTATTACGGGTTTTGTTATCAGGAGCATTCATTAACAATTCATCAAAGGTACGCTCAACCTGCTCTGGAGGTGCATCAAAGTTCTGGAACAACTTCATTAACTGCACTTCACGACCAGAGTTAGAAGCTCTACCGTGTAAAGCTAAAGTAACTTCAGCGTAGTCGTCACGTGCCTTACGGTATTGGTTCCTAGCTTCAATTACCTTTTGGTGTATCGCTCGTTTCGCTTGAGCAATCTCTTCAGCAGGTAAAGGGTTACCTTCTGCATCCTTGGCTACGTCCAAAGCTTCCATATCTTTTAAAGCTTGCGCTTCGATTTTAGGTAAGTCGTTGGTCGTTTCTAATAGGTTCTTAGTGGATAACTGAGCCAAGCGACCTAATGAAGCAATGTAGGTATCCCCTGAGTCTGTTTCCCTACTGTTAAGCAATGCTCGGATATTCTGAATGCCGTCAGTCATTGAAGGACTATCGACAAAAGCTTCTGCGATTACTTCGTCAGCGTCTAGGATTACTTCTTCGTTGGTACGAGTGACACCATAGCCATACTTTTCAGCAGCTTCTTCAGTAGGTTTAACACCTTCTAGTTCTGCTTCCGCTTCACGGTTTGCTTGAATAGCATCTTTACGTGCCTCGGCTTTTGCTTGAGCACGGGCAGGTCCGTCCAACTCTTCGTCTGCATCGATGGCTTTGTAAGTATCACGACGTTGGCCTTCAATCTCAATCTGACGAGATAGTATCTTTTCCTCTAGGGAATTTAGATTAACCTCCACATCAGGAAGTGCTTCGTCAATGTAAGCTTGAATTGCATCTTCGTCTTCCGGCAGAGTCTCTTTACCTGCACGAGAGTTACGAAAAGTACGAGCAGCAGCAAAGATACCGTCAACAGCAGCACCCAAGCCTAGACCTTCTAGGGTCATCTTAAAGCGAGCTTCAATCTCAGTATCTTCAGGGTCAGCAGATAAGTACTCAGTTAAAGGGTTTTCTAACGCAGGTACACTTTGCACTAGGTTAGATAAACGGTCTTCGTAAGGATTGAATACTAGGTTTTCTGCAACCGCCCCTTGTCCAGCATAACCAGCTAAGGTGTTTGCGTTAAGACCAGCTCCACGTGTTAGTGCAAGACCTACAGCAAACTGTGTCACACCTTCTACTAAATCACCTGTTGGTGTTTCTGTGTCAAATAAAACAGTAGAATTATCTTCTGTCAGTTCTACTTCTCGTGGGTCTTGTCCAGACCATAAGACAGCACCATCATTGTTAATTTCATAATAACCTAAACCTAAGCCATCGTTAGCCCACTTAGTAAACTCGCTATACTTATCAAAGGTTATCGCATTCATACCACGGCTAAATAACTGCGCCATGTTGCTAGTAGCTTTAAAACCACCTGAGGCGATTGCTTCTGGTATTTCTGCTACATTGTCCATAACTGTGTCCAACATACCTTGTTCTGGTTCTGTTGGTTGTTCTTGAGTACCAAGTTTAGCCGCAGCTTCTTGTACTCGCTTTACAATTTCTTCCTGTGAGGGATTATCACTTTCGTCAATGGTAACTCGTTGACCATTAATTTCGTATGTACTCACTTTATTACTCCAATTATTCATCCACCTTTATGATAGGAGGACCGTCAGGGTCTGGGTTTATGTTGGAATTTGCTGGCCCTAAGGTCATTCTAGCAGTACCAATTACTCTTTGTGCTGTTTCTTGTAGCCACTCAAGTTTCTCAAGATCAGACATTGTATCCCAGACACGCACTGTCTCACCTTTTTCGTTAGTCATGGTTTCTGCGAACTTGCGATAGTATTCAACTTTAAATACACCACGAGCCTTACCATTATCCCCAATAGAAAATATTGACTCATAGTCCTTCTCATTGAAGTTCTTATATGTAAGATCCTGAGAAGGATGTAGGTTAATACCCCGTGCGTCTGCATCTCTTGTAGACCGAGCATAGGTTAGAGCTTTGTTAAGAACAGTGTTATTCTTAATTCTACCTTCATCAACCAAACTAGTTACTTTAGCCACACGTTCTTTAGGAGGAGTAGCTTCTAAAATGTCGTAGATAGCTACCTCTTCTTGAGAAGACATAGGTACATTATAATCTGCTGATTGCATTCGATTAGAAAGTTCCTGCATCTGTAAACGCCAGTTAGGGTGGTACATGTCTATAGCTGCTCTATCCCCATCATCTAAAGATTCATAAATCTCGTCAGGGTCTTGACCATTTCCTAGTCCATTAATGAACACAGGCATCATAAAGTCTTCTGTAGCCTCTTCATAAAGAGTTCTGACCTTACGCTTACGTTCTTGCTCTTTAATCTGAGCAATCTCAAAGTCTACCTGGGCCTTACCTAAAGCATCTCTAGCGTACTTAGTTCCTGCTAGACTGCCTGTCCCAGCCTTTGTAGCGTTTAATGCTAACTCTAAGCCTTCATAATTATACCCACTGTTTTCGTAGTGGGAGACTAAAGCATCTACAGTTCTCTGGTTAAGGACTGTATTATTAAAAGCAGGTCCACCTGTGCTAGTGATATCAGCTTGTTTTGCTCTTAAGGTTTGCTGATATTGGGCCAAACCTTCTGGGGTACTGAAGTCACTGGTAGCTGCCAAGTTAACAATGAAGTTATCATAACCAGCTTCTACTTCAGATTTGAAGTTTTGTCCGACAGTGTTAAGGTGCTTATTTAGTAAGTTATTACGGGCTTGATTTGCGGTCTTAGAGAAAGCTTCGAAAGCTCCATCTTGGTCCAGAAAATCTTTGTTCTGCTCATAGTACTCTTGATAAGTTTGTTGATACCAGTCATCAAAAGTTGAAGCATCAGTAGCTCCTGAGATAGCACCTTGTCGGTACTTGTCATTAGCGTACTGGATAAACTCGTAACCGCTTGATTCACCACGTGTTTCATTGAACGCATAGCGGAATACTGGGCTTTCTTCTGGACCAATCTCACCAGCTTTCACTAGCTCATTGTAGGTCTGAGAGGTTGTCTCTGCTAGTTTTCTAGCTTTCTTAATATCTTCTTCAGCTAACTGACGTTCACGTTCAGCAGCTAGTCTACCCACAGTAGGTTGAATTCTATCAATGAACCGTGCGAGGTCTTGAAGACTTCCTTCCTGTACTTGTGGAGGTTGTATGTAGGTATCGACAGGGCGTACTACGACTTCTTGTTGAGTCTGTGGTCGCAACCGTTCGACAAGGACACGCTTTGCCATGTTAATTCCTTAAGTTGTTGGAGGTTTGTTTGCCGTTACGTAGGCGTTTGCACCTGCCTTTGCTAACCCTGCGGCTAGAAGAAGAGGGTTAGGACCCTGTACAGGCTGATACTGATTTAATCTTGATTGAGCGTCTGACTCGATACCTGCTCGGTCAAACATGCCCTGAGCACCTACGGTCTCGATATCCGCTGAGATGTTAGTATTAGTTGTTAATCTATCTCGTTCATATTTAGTCATGATTGCATCGACTACACGACCAGCTACACCTGCCTCACCAGCAGAAAGATTAGCACGAGAAGTTAGCTCCATAGCCTCTATGTTAGAGTCCATCTTTTTCTGAGCTAGTTGAGCCTTCTCTTGGCTTTCTTTTAACGCTTGCTGTCTGATAGAGTTATCACGTGCATTAGTGATTTGAAGACGAGCTTTAGCATTACGCTGGTTAGTAAGTTTAGCTTGTTGTGCTTGTGCAGCATGACTTGCCACGGCTGAAA